ATACTCTTAGAATAACTCTTGATGATGTACTTGATCGTTTTGATGATATTCTTGATGATGTAAAAAACTTCAATCGTGATAAGAAATCTGAACTTCTTGCAAATATGAAGGAACGTAGTGTTTCAGTATTGAAACCTAAACAACTTGAAAATCTTGTTAAATTTCTTGGTACAATTTCAGATGATGAAGTTATTGGTTATTTACTTCATGTTCTTGATACTGAATATACATTATCTGAGGACTCAAAACCTAATAAGACAACTGAAAAGTTCTTAGCAGATAAGAGGTTCAATAAATTCAGAGACACCATCTTCAAACATGTTGATGATGATGATGATAAAAAATAATTATCATTAAATATATAAATAAAAAGCTGCTAATTTAATTAGCAGCTTTTTTTTGAATTAATATATCAAGGAACTAAATTTTTACAACAAATCCACACATCTATCTATTAGATAAATATGTGGATTCATGTTAATTTATTATGTAACTATCTTATTATCAGTCACATTTAGAAAAACCACATGCCTTGCAGGTCCTGCAGCCATTCTCATAAACTAAATCGTCTCCAGTTGCTCCACAATTTGGACATTTTTCTCCAACTACAACAGAATTAATATATTTCTTAATTATTCTTTTTACTCCACTCTTCCATGTACCAAATACAGCATTATCTGTCATTTCTAATGTATCTATGAGGTGAATAACACTTGGTAAATGAATTCTATGTCTCAAGAAAGCTGATAGCAATTTACTTGTATTCCATAATTCTCTATTAAATGCTCTATTCAAGCCTTCCATAGTTACATTATAGCCATCTTTATCTTTATACACAAAGTCATATCTACTTTTACCTTCTTCTCCATTCTTTGGTTCAGATTTAATTCTAACAATCTCACCTTTTTCTACATTTATAGGAATAAGAAATGCATCAGCGACACCAGTAAATAATTCATAAGGATATTTTTCACCTTTATCATCTACATCTAATCCTAAAAATCCAATCCATTTTTCACCTTTGTTTGTAAATCTAACTACATCACATTCTAATTTTTTTGGACGTTTTCTAGCATTATTTTCACCTGATTCTGATACTACATTTTGTGTAGTGCCTTCGTTTGACATAATAACTCCTTCTCTTGATCCATCACGATAAACAGTAATACCTTTACAACCACTTCTCCATCCTGTTTCATAAACTTTTGAAACTATTTCTTCTGTTACGTTATTTGGCAAATTCACTGTTACTGAAATAGAATGATCAACAAATTTCTGAATACTACCTTGCATTTTAACTTTTTCAACCCAATTCACATCATTAGCTGTTGCTTTATGATATGGTGATTTTTCTATAATTGGCTTTAATTCTGAGTCTTTCATCAATTTAACTTCATCAACATTATATCCATTGATTTCCAACCATACTTCAAATTTCTTATGAAACACATAATATTCTTCCCATTTTTGTCCTTCTGCATCAACAAAGTCAACACGAGCATTTTTGTCACTTGGGTTTATCTTTCTTCTTCTCTTGTATGACACTTTATATGCTGGCTCTATACCTGATGTAGTTTGAGTTAAAATTGAAACTGAGCCAGTTGGTGCAATCGTGAGTAGTGCGATATTTCTCCTACCATATTCTTTCAGCATATTATCCAATTCAGGATCTAAATCTTTCAATCTTTGTACAAATGGATTGTTGATTTCACTATCATAATCATAAATTGGAAATGAGCCTCTTTCTTTTGCCATTATAGCAGAAGATTTATATGCACATATAGCCAAATTTTTGTGAACTTCTGTTGAAAATTCTGTTGCTTCTGATGTTCCATAAATCAAACCAAGAGCGGCTAACATATCTCCTTCAGCAGTCACGCCTAAACCTGTTCTACGACCTTTAATAGTCATATTTTTAATTTTAATCCAAGTTTCTCTTTCAACTCTTTTAGTATTTTCAGGTTCTGAATCTTGCTCAATTTTCTCCAAAATCTTATCGATTTTTTCAAGTTCCAAATCAACAATATCGTCCATAAATCTTTCAGCATAAATTATATGTTCTTTAAACAAATCCCAATCAAAATATGCATCCTTGGTGAAAGGATTTACTACATAACTATATAGATTTATAGCAAGCAAACGACAACTATCATATGGACACAAAGTTATTTCGCCACAAGGATTTGTACTAACTGTCTTAAAACCATGCTGTTGATAACAATCAGGAACAGATTCTCTCATAACAGTATCCCAGAATAATATACCAGGTTCTGCTGATTTCCATGCATTATGAATAATTTTTTTCCAAAGTTTATTAGCATCAATTTGTTTTGTAATCAATGGTGTATCAGAATCTATTGGAAACAATTGAGTAAACATACCAGAATTAATTGAAGCTTTCATAAATTCATCTGTCAATTTAATTGATATATTTGCTCCTGTTACTTTTCCTTGTTCTAGTTTAGCATCTATAAATGCTTCAGAATCAGGATGAAGAACAGAACAAGATAGCATCAATGCTCCTCTTCTTCCTCCTTGAGCCACTTCATTAGTAGAATTTGAATATCTACTCATAAATGGAACCAATCCTGTTGATGTCAAAGCAGAATTTTTAACTGGCATTCCTGCTGGTCTAATATGTGAAAGATCATGTCCAACTCCTCCACGTCTTTTCATTAATTGAATTTGTTCTTCATCAACTTGCATAATTGATCCATAAGAATCTGCAGGATTTCCAATCACAAAGCAATTAGATATTGACACAACCTGGTTATCATTACCAATTCCAGACATTGGTGAGCCTTGTGGTATAATATATTTAAAATCCTTTATCAAATCAAATATAAAATCTTCAGATAATGGATTTTGATATTTTAATTCTATTCTATATATCTCTTTTGATAATCTTCTGTGCATATCATTAGGAGTCAGTTCATAATAAACAGTATCGTTATCTGCGGTATCTTTTAATGCATACTTATTTACCCAAACATCAGAGGCTAATGTATCACCCTTGAAATATTTTAATGATGCATCAAATGCGTCTTCTCTTTTAAAATTCATGTTATTTATTTTTGTTTTTATTATATAAAATTTATATTATTTAGGTTTGTTAAATACCCACGTTGTTTTAGTTCTACTATTATATGTGTTGCATATTCTTTATCTAATAATTTAAACATATTAAATATATTATCTGTGAAATAATATGATAGTTCTACAAATATTTCAGATTTACTATATTCCTTACCAATATTATTTAATAGCATTTTATAATAGTCATTAAATGCTTGTTTGTTTGGTTTTCTTCTATTGGATGAAAAGTCCAAATCTGTTTTATCATTAAGTAAAGTATAAATATCTCTTTGAAGATTTAATCTATCTATATAATCTTCATAATGTTTACTTTCAAATTCATAAGATGATCCAGCTTCTATTGGTAATCCATCATTTAAATTAAAATCTTCTTGTTGATTAATATTATAATCATACTCTTGCTGATCTGCGTTATCTTCAACTTTACCTTTAAATATAGTATCTCTTGATAATGCATGTTTACCTTCAAGCTTATGATTATTAGTGTTAAATTTAACCATTATATCAATATCATCTTCATCATCTTCATCATCTTCAACAGAAGTAGAATCATCATCAGATGAAACATCCAAATTTTCATCTAATAGATTCAAATCATCTTCCAAGTCTTCTTCCAATTCTTCTTCCAATTCTTCAGTAGATTCATTATCTAAATCATCATCTAAATCATCATCAATCTTTTTATTGTTTTTCATTTATTATTTATTATTTATTATTTATTATAAAAATTAATTTTTCAGTAATATCTTCATCATATTTTATTCTTATTAATATTATATTATTTTTATCACAAAAGTTATTTTTTATTTTATCTCTTTTTTTAGATATTATAAATTGTGACTTACCTCCAAATCTTTCAATTTCTTTATAATGTTGAAGTCCATCATATTCTATACAAATATTATAATCTATTAAATAAAAATCAAAAAATAGAGCAGACTTATAAATACAGCCATCAAACTTCTTTTGTCTCTCATAATTTATATTATTTTCTAATAGAAAATCGTTAATTAATATTTCACCTTTTGATTCTCTACATCTAGGACAACCACACCTTAAATGTGTATCAGGAGTTTGATAAAAAATATTACCGCATTTTTTACAAATAATATTCACTTTAGTGTGAGCATTTTTATAATCATTTTCAATTAAACTATAATCATATTTAAAATTGTGATATTTATTAAAATCCTCAATAACTATTTTTATATCTTTACTTTGATTTATTTTGCTTCTTTCTGTTCCGCATTTTATACATCCTATTCCTCTAAGATGAGAATCTGGTCTTTGATAAAAAATACCATGAATGTTACATAAAATTTCTACTTCTATCTTATTATTTACATATTCAGTATTTGAATATGTATAATAATAATTATGAATTTTATTTGATCTTTCTATAAACATTTCAGTATTTAATCGTTTGCTCATTATTTAGCTCCTATTAAAACATCATTCTCCATGGTTAAATATTTTGTATTAAAATCAAATCTCACTTGTTCTTCATGATGTTCACCATCTCTCAATTTTAATATTTTAAGCCTGTATATATTGTTTCTTTTCATTTCTGGATTTCTAATAATACCCCAAACTGAATCTGCTGTATCAGCAATCGCTTTACTTTCTGGTATAGCAGCAAGATTGATATCAGATGCTCCCCAAACACTTTTATCTGTTTGTGTTGCTGTGATAACCGCGCATTCATATTTATCAGCAATACGTCTTAATCCTTCTGCTAAATGTTTACCTTTAAGATATAACATACTTGAAATATCAAATCCTTTTTCAATTGACATAATATTTATATAATCCACAATCACCATTCCAACTTTAATTCTTTTAACTTCTTCGAATTTTTTAATATAATTATCAATATCAGTTACTGTACAATCACTAGTATTATATTTTTTTACAAATATTTTACCTGGTTGTGAATCAAACAATCCTCCAACAGAAGATTGAGATTTAATATTATTTAATTTGTGTTTCATATAAGATGTATCTTTTGATTTCTCATCATATTCATCTACGTTAATTTTAAGTCTCATTGAACCTAATCTTTTCATTACTTTCCTAGTTGCCATTTCTAATGTAATGAGCAAAACATTTGTTCCTGCATTTGCAGCATTTGTAGCTATATTATGTAACCACATTGATTTTCCAACATTTGTCTCACCCATAATTACATTAAAAGTAGATTTACTCCATCCTCCTCCTAATATATTATCTATACATGGCCATCCTGATGGTATACAATTCTTTGATACCATTTGTTTATGAGATTCTGGATCATCAAAATCTGATCCTAAATCATCATCATCATCATCAACCATAAGTACATTTGAAAACATACCTTTCATTTTTTGAGCGATTTCAAGAGCATTAT